AGAACGTCGAGCGCCTGGCTGCCCGTGCCCGTGAGCGCGATGGTCTTCACCGTCGAGCTCACTGCGGGTGTCGACGCAGTGACGGCCGCCTGCGGGCCGAACAGAATCTCCTGCCCTGGCTGCAGCGTGATGGAGAACGTCGTACCCAGCAGGCCATAGGGGTTCGTCCCGCCCTGAGCAATGGTGATACTGTTCGCGTTCGTGCTTGGGTTGCGGAACTTAGCCGCGACAACCTTCTTCCCGTTGAACGACTGCGTTGCGCCGCCGAACGATGGCAGGGCAGTCAGGTCGATCGTCGCTGCCCCAGACGAAAGGGCCTGCTGAAAGTCGGCAACGGCATTGCAGGCCGGCGTAGTGGTCGGCCCATAGACGTCGTCGCGCCCGACGGTAACGCCGCCCGAGAACAACGTGTGGTTCACGACCGAGGTCGGCGCGATGGCCGCCCCGCTCGGTACCTCGACCACGTCCAGTTTGCCACGGTAGGTAACGCTTTGAATAGCCATTGTATCCCTCCTAGACCCCGGATAGGGTCGCCATTGCCCTGCTCAGGTTGATTTGAGCCTCGATGTCCGATGCCCCGCGGCGCGTTCGAACGCCGCCCCCGATGACCTGCATGCGTAGCTGGTCCATGGCGTCTGCGGTGCGCTTCGTATTCTCCGCGGTCTGTTTGGCCGCGTCGTCCTCCGGTTTTGGCTGGTAGTTCTCCCAGATGCCGTAGCCTGCCCCGAGCGCCGCGCCGATCGCTGCCCCCCATGGGCCACCGACCATGAACCCCATCGCCCCAGCCTCAAGAGCGCGCCCGGCGATGTTCATCGCGGAATACCCTTTGCCCTGCTTATCAGACGCTAGGAGCTCTCCGCCCATACCTATGGCGAGTGGAAGGAACGCGCGCGCTATGCCCATGAGAGCGACCCTTAGACCGCCCCCTGCGAGCAGGCCCTTCATCGCATTGAACCCGCCCTTGCCCAAAGCGCCCCAGCCGAGCGCGGCCCCTGCACTCGACGCGGCGGCCCCGCCGCCTGCTATTGCTGCTGCGGTCGATGTGCCGGCCAGCATTCGCAGTTGCATGTTCAGGCGCACCAGGCCGGCGTACGCCCCTTGCAGACTGGCGATCAACGATGGCCCTATCCTTATGATCCCAGCCAGAATGAACACGAAACCCGCCGTACCGCCGAGATACTCGTTGAGGTCATGCAGACGCTGCGCCGCCCAGGTCACCGCCCGCGCGATTGCGCCGAGCACAGGTATGAGCATCTGGCCCGTTGGGAGCATGATCTGCGCCAATGACTCGCCCAGGTTCTGGATCACCCCTAGGAAGCTCATCGTCGCCGGGTAGATTTTCTCCATGCCCTTGATCAGTAGCTCCATCGCTCTCGGGCCCTGCAGCGCCCCAAACGCCATAGACGCCCGCGCAGTAGCATAAGGGCCGGTCCCGAAGTCGCCTAGCCCGGCGGCCTTCGCCACCCGAGCGATGTCGATCCCCTTCGCGGCGAGCGACATGATCGTGTCCTGCCCTGCCGGACGGAACGACGAGCCGAGCGAGGCGAGCGTACGCGCCACGTCTCCGACGTCCGCCTCGCCCCAGCCCTGCGCCGAGCCGACTGCCGCGAGCGTTCGTAGGGTCGCCACCGCCTTGTCGCCATCGTGAGTTACCGCGGCGAGGCCCCGCGCGTAGCCGATGAGCGCCTCGGTCCGGTACGGCGTCTCTGTGCCCATCTGCCTCAGTTCACGCATGATCTTGTGGGCCGCCTGCGCGGAGCCGAGGATGGACTTGAAGCCGATCTCGATCCGCTCGTACTGGGCCGCGAGGCGGACACCGGCGAACGACGCCGCCGCCGCGCCGAGCATGCCAATGCTGGACGCGAGCGTGTTGACGACGCCCATCGCCTGCACGGCAGGAAGTTTGATCGACGTGATCGACGCGCCCAGGTCCTTCGTTGACTGCTCCGCCGGGTCCGCCTGTTTCTTGAGGCGAGCGGACGCCTGCCCGACGTCATCAAGGGCCTTGGTCGTGCCCTCATCCTGTATCGCTACGTTGATGAGCAGTCGCCCTAGTTGCTCGTCGTTCATGTTCTCACTCGTCCGGTTGCTCGATCCGCGCCACGGCGGCGAGCGTGATCAGTTCCCGGGCCGGAATGCCCCGCAACTCGCACGGCAGGCGGTGCAGGTAACGTAGGCACAGTATCGTCCAAGCCCCGTCGGTACTGTGCCTCAGCTGTTTACCCGTTCGTCCAGCACGGTCTCGTCACCCGCCAGGAATGGAAACGCCTCAGACCACGCCTGCCGGAGCCGCAGGTAGGCGCGGGGCTTAGCCAATGCGAGCCTCATGAACAGATCGCCCGCCGTCAACGGAGACGGATCCCCGGTGAACGTCAGCGCCAGCAGGGCGACCTCCATGCATCCGCCCTTGGGCATTTGCGGGTAGGCGCGCCTCAGACGTTTGGCGTCCTCCTGCACTGCCGCGAGCCGCGGTACGTCGGGCTCCTGAAACGTGAACACTGCCGGCTGCCCGTCGAAGAACTCGCTCAGATCGACGGAACATGTCGCCAACGTATCCGGCTGCGTAGACTGCAGAAGCGCGCCCAGACCGGTAGTCGTAATCATCGATGCGTCACTCATCACCAGTAGACCCCCGTGTACACCCAGCCCTCAATGCCCATCTTGACCTCGACCGTCTCGATCGTCTCGCCGTCCTCGATGGTTTCATTTGCGCGCAGGATCATTCCCACGTACGAGCGGTTCTGCACCATCGAGGAGACCTCCTTCACGTCCACCCGAATGGCCAGCCCGGCGCACGACGCAAACTGCGGCCCGCTATCACTGACCTGCAGTTTGAGCCTCACGGTCGCCGCGCTCCGCTTGTATCTCGACTTCTCCAGGCCGTCTCCCAGGCTCGTGACGTCCCCGTCGATCGCCGATTCATCGAGCTCGATCGACTTCGCGAGCCATTTCTGCGATTGCGCCGCGTTGAAACTAATGGTCTGCCCATTGACGACCCCACCGAGGCTCGTCTGTACCAGGCAGTCCTGCCCGATCAATCTGTACGCCATGATGACCTCCTCACCCGACCGGGCGGTACCTGACCCGGTAGATCGCGCCTAACTCCGAATGTCGCGTTGTGCCCAGCATGACGTCCGCCTGCTCGAACACACTGTCTGTAGCTACGTTCAGCCTGTAGTCGGTTCCTACGACCACCTGCTTGTTGAGCAATGCATGCACGCGGTCCATGATGGGCTGCAGTGCCGCCGTGCCCCCTCCCTCGCCGATCACCGTCACCCTGTAGCGCATCTCGACCATTGCAAGCCCGTCGTCGATAGCGCGCACCGCCTTCGGCAGTCCCTCCGGCGCGTAGACGATGAGCGGAGCCGGAGCCTCGGGGACCGCCTTCATGCTCCAGACGCCCTGCACCATCGCCATGAGCGTGACGTCGCCCGTGAGCGTCGCATAGAGCCAGGCGTCCACCTCGGCAGTCGGGCTCATTGCTCCAGGTGCCTCCGCAGAATGTCAATGATCGTCTGCTGGTTGTTCTCGACCGCCTTCCTCATCCACGCGTACTTCCCGTGAAACTTCGAGGCCAGCTCAAGCGGCGCGGCGTACGGCATGTCGGCATGAAGGCAGATCGTGACGAGCTCCTCCGATACGTCGACGACGTCACCATGGATGGACGCCTCCAGCATTCCGGTCGGCGTGTAGCCCTCGCTGTACGGGTTGCCCCACCTATGGTTCGCCTTCGCGTAGGTCTCCAGGTAGGCGGCGATCTCCTGCGCGGCGTCCAGTTTCGCCTGCAAGAGGCGGCGCTTCTTGGCGTCGATGTTCGCGAGCAGTTCCTCCAGCCCCCGTACGCTCATAGCACCCGCTCCACGCTCAGTTGCACGGTCGCCGCGTATTCGTTGCAGTCGATCACCCGGTAGAGGTCGCCCGTCTCGTCGACCAGCCGGTAACGCTCGTAGTCGGCGTCGATACTTGGCGGCATTGTCTCGCGCTTGTAGAAGACCGCCACCTTCGGTATCCGAGCGTGAATGTGAAGCCCGCTGTCGTAGAACCGGAGCGGTCTCGGGTTTGGATTGCGCAGGTAGCCGACCAGCCCGCTCTGCACGGTCGCCCAGTTGTCCATCGGGCCGCCCGTCACATCCTGCGTGACCGTGTTGAACATGAGATCGAACGTCGTTCGCCCGGGATCGCTCACGCTACTGCCCTCAGTCTATGGAACCTGCTGCCAAACCCAGACTGCCTGTCAAACTCCTCGCGCCAGTTGGTGACCTGTGACTGCAGATACCCTCCGCTGCCGTAGTCGTTCGAGACGTCACCCTCCGTCCACCGCGCTACGCCGTCCCGGATCGCGAGGCTCAGTTGGGGAGCCAGCCGGGCCGCCGCGCCGCAGAGGATCGCCCGCCAGGCCGCCTCCGGGACGAATGTCCAGAACCCCCATCGACCCGTGATCTGAATGCTGTTCGGGTACATGGGGCCTACGTTCCCGAACACGGCGAACGGGCTGATGAACGTGATGTAGGTGAACGATTTCTGTTTGGCGGGCGCGTTCGCCGGACACAGGATGTAGTCGGTTCCAGATGTCAACGCCCTGCCTGGATCGGTCGGCGTCACCCCGACCATGAACGTTTGAACGGTTAGGAGGCCCGCTCCGAGCTCCAATACCGGCTGGCCATTGGGTGCAGTCGTGATATCGGCGGGCGAATAGTAGCGCGCCGTCGTCGGATCGGTCGCAGGCGTGAAGAACGGCACATACCCGGTCCGCTCCTCCCACTCCTCGATGGCCGAGTAGACCGCGCCGTCGAGGTCCAGGTAGCCGTTCGGGATCGTGAGGCCCGCCCCCTCGATGAACCTGCTCAGATCGACTCCCGTCGGCATCGCCGTCTGCATGTCACTTGTCCTCTGCCGGGCTGCGTAGCGCCTTATTCTCGCCCGGCCAGATCGCCTTCGCCGCCACCTGCACCCGCGCGAACCGCTCCGGCACCGTCACCGTCCGAGCGTCGTCGAGCTGCAGGGTCGCCTCGTAGTCCTCATCGTCCTCGCCGCCCCATTTGATCTCGATCACTTTGCCGGTTACGCTCACAATGTCGCCAACGCGCGCCATCCTACGCTCCCTGCCGGGTTGCGCCGGGGCCCCTGGACTTCAACGCGAAGAGGCCCCGGCGTTCGTCGCCGTTACGGCTGCTTCTTGTGCTTCACAATGGCGAACACGTCCAGAACAACCCCGGTCGTCGCACCGGAGACGGTCACCACCGGGCGCAGGTAGCGGGCCGGGCCGATGTAGCTCACCTGCTGCACGACCGCAGTGGCCGAGCTGGTGATCGGCGTCAACGTGCCCACCTGGTTCGCGGTTGTGACGTTCGTCCATGTCGCGTTATCCGGGGAATCCTGCAGGCTCAGTGTGTGCGTACCGTCCGTCCACACACCCGGATTGAACACGATCATGTCCGCATCCGTGGCAGACAGGTCGAGTGCCGTGCCGTTCGTCGTGGTGGTGATGGCCTTCGGGCCGATCAGGGGCACCGTCGGCAGTTCCTGGCTGATTGCTCGCAGACTCATTGGTCTATCCCTCCCCCGCCTCTGCGGCGGGTCTGTCGTCTGAACTGGTTGGGAGGCGGGGCCGCGCGTCGTGCCTACGGCCCCGCCTCAGTCATCCTACGAATGCATGATGAGCCGGGAGAACGCCTCACCGAGAACCGGAAGGCCATCCGTTTCCTTGCGGAAAACGTAGCCAATCTGGTTCGTGGCCGCGTAGAGCTCGTAGAGCACCTGCAGGGTCATGGTGAGCGCGTCGGCGATCCAGTATTTGCTGAAATCGCCAAGGATCGCGACGTACTGGCTCGCCGAGATCGTGCTCGGCATGAGCTCCGATTCGTAGATCGGGCGGCCCATGAGCGTGTCGGGGGTCCCGCCGATCAGCGCGGTGCCCTGCGCCACGAACGGGGTCCCGATGAGCCCCGGTTGCCAGATGTACTGGGAGTTGGCATCCTTGAGCTTGCGCACTGCCGCGACAACCGGTCGGCTGATGATCCAGCTCGACCTTTGCCTATACTGGGCCTTCAGGTTGTAGAACGTGTTCATGACGTCGTCGCCAGCAATCGCAGTCGGGCTCGCGGCGGTGACGTCACGGGTCGTCGGAATGCCCTGCGCGGACGGCGTCATCACGCCGAGCGGCTGGTTCGCACCGCTTCCGTTCAGGAACGCGTTCTCCTCGGTCAGCGCGACCATGTACGCCAGACGATCGACCAATACCGTCTCGAAGTTCGGGACTTTGCGGATGAGCGTCCGGCTCAGCTTGAGCAGTTTGGCCATCGGATGCGGCCGCCACTCGCGCTTGCCGACGCTCGCGGTCGTTTCCTCGTTGCCGGTGCCGAGTTCCACCGTCCAGTCAGTAGCCGACGGGTCGGTATCGAGGGCGGGAACGCCGAGGCTATCGGCTGTCGGCACCTCGTAGACGGTGGACAACTGCCGAACGAACATGAGGTTTTTCATGAGCAGCAGGAAATCCTGGATCATCTCCTGCGGCAGAATCGCGAACCCGCCGCCCGTCGGGACGTCAGCCTGGTAGGCCTTTGCCTCCGGGCTGTTCAGCAGTTTCGCGTCCGCCTGCTGGGCCGCCGAGCCATCGTAGCCGGTGCCAAGCGCCTGCTGGCGGAACAATGCGAGTTTCAGCTCCTTCGCGACAGGCGACTGCTGGGCCTTCTCCTCGGGCCGCGTGCTCCCAATCACAGGCTGGGAGGTCTCGGGCACCTTCTGGCCCCACGCCTCCAGCTCATCCGCCTTGCGGAGGCGCTCGATCTGCTTGATGAGACTGTCGCAGTCGGCCATCCGGCTGTCGAACTCGGCCTCCTCATCCGGCGTGAATGTCTCTGGCTTGCCGGCGTGCTTGGCCTGGAGCTCCTGCACACCCGCGAGGGCGCGATTGTAGCGCTCCGTCAATGCATCAATAGTTGCTTTGTTACTCATCTAGGTAGGCTCCTCGCGCGACCGCCAGCGCGATCCTGCCGCGCCGAACGAGGTCGCGAAGTCGTTGCTCACGCTTGAGGGCGAGAGCGGCTGCGTCAGTGTCGTCCGGGTCGTCCTCCTCGCCAGCATCTCGCTGCGGGTACCCGTGTAGTGCTATGGCGACCGCCTGTTTCCGGGAGAATCCTGCGTCCCGTAGGAACTCCTCGAACTCGCGGACCGTTTCAATGCTCTTGACCGCCGAGGCCACCGCTTTCGGGTTGGCCGGGACGGGAACGATGCTAAACTCGTAGAACTCGGCGATCTTGGATATCCCCCTGCACTGGCCCTTGCACCGGGCGATCCCCGGGGCGTCGAACAGGTCCATCGGCGCGCCGGACTGCTCGGCATGGTCCAGCAATGCCTTGCCATTCTCGAAATAATGCACGCCGCTGTCGTAATCTGGCATGAACCCCACGGAGAGGCCCACGGAGAGGCCCCGCTGCATCCGCTCCGCGCAAACCTGCCGGGCCGCCTGCCCATCCGGCGTTCCGTGAAACTCGGCCTTGCAGAGGAGCTCGCCGCCGCGTTCCGCCGCCTCGACGGGCATGGCCACCGGCAGACTGCTCCAGTCGTGTCCGACCGCCACGAACCCGGAGGACCTGAAGTCCTTCAACGCGCCCTTCCAGCACCCCGGATAGAGCACGTCGCCTTGGCGGTCCATGTTGCCCATGACCGCTGCTGCGCCGGCGATCTGGTTGTCGCTGATTTCGACGTCCTTCAGAACGTAGAACTTACTCAGTGGCAGTGGTTGCATCCCGCACCTCTCATATCTGCCAGCACCCGGCGCACTACTCATCTGCCGGTCGTGCATCCAACGCGGCGCTCGCCGGGCCGTCGCCCTGCCGCGCGTAGTAGTCTAGCTGCGTCGTCGGCACCTCGCCGACCTGTGGATCCATCCTAGGCGGGTACAGATTCGGGGCCGCCTTCAGCACCTGGTACGTCGAGCAGATACAATTCGGGTGACTGATCGGAACGTCATCAGGTTGGTAGATCCCCGGCCCAAGCCCGCTGTCGTGCGCTGCGTAGACGTCACATATGTCAGGCTTCGGGTGACCCGAGGACAACGCCCAGCCGATCCCCAGCAGGTAGGGTTGCAGCCCGCCCGTCTGTCTGTCCACCGCGGCCACGTTCGTCGTCGCCCGGTGCGCCTGAATGAGCTCCGTTCGCGCGATCCGCATCGCCACCCACCACGGCGAGTCCTCACCCGCTCCCGTCAACGCGTCGTGCACCCGGTCCGCTGTCTGGGCTGCGCTCAACTGCTCCGCCACGCTTTGCAGGATTGAGTCTTCGACGGCCCTGTAGCCCAGGTCAGTCAGATTGTGCAGTCTCGTACTCAATGTGATCCCGTCCGAGTAGTACCGGGCAGCGAGGCCCTCGACCGTCTGTTGCGCGAGTCTCCCAAACCGTACCGTCACGTGCGCTCCGTCGCTCAGCTTCCACGTCCGGTCCATCTCGGCAATCAGTTCCGGGTCGACGTCTCGCCTCCAGACCATCTCCGCTACCTGCTGCGCCCTGTCTGCCGCCGCCTGCGCCAGCTCCAGCATCCCAGCATCAAGCAGGTCGGCATAATCGCTCGACAGTATCTGCAACTGCTTATCAATCCCGGCGAGTAGCTCCTGTAGCCGCGCGTTGTTGATCATCTGCTCGTCTGTGAACAATCCCTCGCCCAGCACCTCTATCTGAAGAGCGATTTCGCGGGCCGCGGCGTCGTACGTACCCATGAGCCGGCGCAGGTTATCGCGCGTTAGGACGAGTTGCCTGCGCCGGGCCGCCACGAGCAACGCGCGGTACTCCTCCGGCGTCCAGTCGCGCGCGGCCCTACGCTCCGACCGCATCGAGCGCCTCGATCTCGCGGATCACCCGGTCAGCCCAGTCAACCGGCTCATCGCGGGACTGATCATCTGACCCATCACCTTCCCCATCAAGCGCCTTTGCCGCCTTGCTCCGGCCCGCCGCCTCCGCCGCGTCTGGGACGCCTCCGGCAAACTGCGAAAGGTCTGGCGCCTTCGAGCGCAGTTCGTCACCATCCGGCAACGGGTCGAGGTCGAGGTGCAACCGCGCCTCATTCGGCGTTATGATCGGGCCGCCGGCGGCAAGGACCAGCCGTTTTGCCCGCGCGTCCTCATCCGGCTGCAGGGCGCGCACGTTCCGCGTGTCGAACCACATCTGCACGCTCGGGTCGCGATCGAAGTCGGGCAGTAACTGCAGGTCCAGCTCCTCGGAGAGCTCCGCCATCGCGGGCAGGATTCCGTTGTACCACGCGCCGGATTCCGCCTGCTCCCGGTTGTCATAGTGCGTGTTCGTGTCACTCGGCAGACCGACCACCATCGGGTCCAGCATGAGTGCCGCGCAGACCCGGCTCGTCCACTGATTGTTGAGGACCTGCACCGCCATCTGGTCCGGCGAGAAGCCCAACTTCTCGATCTCGAACGGCTCGGCCATGAAGATCGGCTCGCCGCGCCGATCGCCTGTCGTCCGCGCGCGGAGGGCCCGCGTGAACCGCGCCGCCTCGTCGTCATCGAGGCCCGAGATGCCGCTTTCCCTTGGCCCAATCACGAACGGTGTCATCATGAAGTTTTCAATGAGCGCGCTTATGACCGTCGAATACTCATTGTCGCTAAAGACCTGCCGTAGCTGTTGCTTCAGCGGGCTCAGGCCCTTGCGCACGCAGTCCGGATCGACGCCAAACCTGAAATGAACGACGTCCTCTACCGGGTGCTTGATCCACGACCCGTCGACGTACTGCTCATAGTGGGTCACCTCCGCGGAACCGTCGGACGGCCACCGCGGTTCCATCTGGAAATGGGGCACCCATCGCAACTCGACCGGGCGGCCATTGTTCGCCCTGATCTTGAGCCAGTAAGCGTTCCCGTCACAGAGATAGGAGAGCACGGTCGCCTTCCAGAGGCGGCGCCCTCCCCACCGAGGCGCGGGCCGCTGCAGAAGCTGCGCCAGTGGGTGCGTCGGGAGCCATTCGACCGTCTCGCCGTCCGGGTTCAGCCGCTGCGGCATGCATCGCGCCTCGGGAAACGAGAGCATCCACCAGTTGAGACAGATCCCGACGACGCTATTCTTCCAGAGATCGCCCGCCTTCTGAACGTAGTCAAGCTGAGTGCCGGGCAGGTTCCAATACATCAAGTTTTGGCGTCGTCTGACGTTGTACGACGCCTGGTCCTGTCCGCCGATACCCGACCAGCGGAACGCCTTCAATCCGGCTCGCAATGTGTCGCGCACGCTCATCGGCCTATCCATCCGCGCAGCCAGATCGCGGCAACGAGCACGAGCAGACAGGCCGCGCCGATCACGACGAGACCGCCTGCAAACTGCACCATCGCCCAGAGGATCGGGGCCTGCATTCAGTCATCCCCCAGTACGCGCATCCGGCGCGCTCCGGCCAACTCCGCGAATGCGTCCGCGCTCGCGTCTACCTGGTCGTCGTGCAAGCAGCCCTCCCTAAAAGAGCGCAACTCCGACAGGTATGCATGGTTCCACGCGCCGCGGATCGCCCAGACGTTGCCAGCATTGACCTGCGAGGCGAACCCGGAGGCGCGGACCTCCTTCGCGCCAGTCACGGGAGCCGACCGCATGTTGCACCCCGCCAGCATTCGCGCCATGTGCAGAACCTGGTCCTTGCCCGCCTGCCCGGGGTCCTGCGGAATGCGGATCAACGCCGCGCGCCCGTCGACCTCCGCCGCCCGCCGCATCTGCGCATCTCGCTCGTCCGGGGCCCACCTCCCGCGAACGACGTCGAGCACGCCAAACGACCCATCCGCCGCCCGACACATCAGCACGCCCACCGTATAGTCGCCTCCGCCTGCAGTCGCCGCGAAGTCCCACGCCCTGCACATAGCGACAGGAGCCGCCGGCGGATCGTCCACGATTCGAACTCGGTCCGGCTTGAAAATGGAGCCTTCCCTGGGTTGAGGGTTCTGCTGGTAGAGAGCCTCGAATGATCGTTCGCCATCGTTCTGGTCCATGATCGCCTTGATACGTAGCAACGCATCACGATCGTAACGCTCAGGCCACAACGCCTCGCCCGGCGCGCGGCTCAGGGGGTCGTCCTCCTTCGCCAATGCCGGCAGGCTCAGCACCCGCCATCTGTCCGGCTCGCTCGCAATCGCCCGCGCATCCAGCCCGTCCTCGTGCCACGGCGTCATCACGATCACGATCGCGCCGCCAGGGTCCAACCGCGTGAGCAGGTCGTCCGTGTAGTGGTCCCACGCCGCCTCGCGTTTGACGTCACTCTCGGCGTCCTCCCGGCTCCGAATCGGGTCGTCGATCACGATCAGCCGGAACCCCGTACCGGTCGGCGGACTGCCCATGCCTCGGGTCATCATCACGCCGCCCGCCGTCGTGTGCCATTCGTCCGCCGCCGTGCTATCCTGCGCAATCGCAATCCGGCCCTGTGCCAAGTTCCTGGCCTTGCGCCCCAGCCTCCGCGCGAACCGCTCGTTGTAGCCACTGATCAGCACATTCGCGGCAGGGTCCAGCTCCAGCATCCGCACGGCCAGTCGAACCGTCACGTTCTCGGTTTTCCCGTGTCTCGGCGGCATCCTCACGGCGTAGCGGTCGCACCGGCCCTGCAGAACGTCGTCTACGTCGCGCGCCACTCGCCGAATGTGCCGCGGCAGATACCAGCCGTGTGGGTACGTCTGCAGCAGCCAGTCGGCGTAACTCGCGTCACTCGCCGACAGTCTCTTTGCCAGCAGCCGCAGATAGTACTGTTCCCTCAAGCTCCGCGATACGCTGTCGAAGCTCGTCGTCGGATAGGGCAGCGACATCCATCTCCACCTGTGATCGAACGGGCGGGTTGTAGACGTTCGGCCTCTTGTGCTTGAGCAGGAAGATCAGCAGGGTGTCGCTTGATTCGCGGGCCCTCCTGTAGGCCACGTCCTCCAGCATGTCTATGCCACGCTGTTCAGCCTCCGCCCATCGGCGCGCGAACTCCGGGTTGTTGTGGCGGTATAGGTAGACGGTCATGCGGGTTATCCCGGCCGCCGCCGCCGCGTCCGTCACAATCCCGGTATCCGCAAGCGCCTGAAAGAAACGCCCCCACCAGGGCCTTTCTGTGGTATAGTTTGTCATTATAAACTTCTCCGACCTCCAGCCTACCCAGAAACGACAAAAGCCCCTCCGGGGGCGTCGGCCCTCGGCGAGGCTTCGCAAAGCCGCCAATTTTCAGTTGTCGTGCTATTCTACGCGAACCCTGCCGCGTTTGTCAAGCAGAATTTGCAAATCCATCAGACGCATTTGCGAAATGACGGCGCAGACGAGCACCCGATGGTCCCAGCGGACGTACTGGTTGCAGTGTCCGTCCGGGCATCGGCCCGTTCTGACGCCGGTGTACGGGTCCTCCCGCTCATCATGGACGTGCACCGCCAGCATGCCGTTACCCTCCCGCTCGATCAGCGGGCGACCGCAGGCCGGGCAAACTAGGAGCGGGAGCCGGTGCATCACCACCTATGCTCGACGAACGCTATCGGGTACTGATTGAGCTCCTTGTCGCACAGTATAACGCTGTCAGCGCGGTCAAGCATCACCCGAAGGTGCTCAGCCGGTATTATGGCCCACTCCGGGACGTAGATCGTAGCGTAGTTCAGGGTCGATAGATCATCTGGCCACTCGCACTTGCCGTAGACGAGCCTCGATCCGGTGAGCTCGCCAGGGAATGGCGGCGGCTCAATGCCGAAGGTTTCCCACGCGCGCGCCCACTGGTCCTCGTGTCTGAAGTTCCATCCGGATAGATCGGCCTCAACATGCGTGTCGCCGCCTTCGATGACGCCGCGCACCATGTCTCCGTTATCGCGCCGGATGATGACCTCGCGCTGAATGTGTTCTCCATCCGGAGTAGCGCGCATCCAGAGCTCAGTATGCCCAGTCGGGACCAGGTAGTGCAAACAGTAACGGCCATCGGCGAACTCGAACTCAATGTCGTCCAGGCGCGTCTCTATGATCGCCTCCGGGGTCGTCGCCTCGATCTCGGCCAGGCTCGGCCTCGGGTCGCCTTCGGCCCATTCCGCCTCGTCCTGCGGCACTGCCGGGGACCACTGCCACGCATACCCGTATTCGCGGGCGATTCGCAGCGCCATGTTCGCCATCTCGACAGGGCATTTCGCCCACGCCTCCTCCTGGTTCATCCCGCAGCCTCCTCGATCTCCGCCTTGATCGGCTCCAGCAGCTCGCGTAACCGCCGGGCGATCCTCACAACGCGCTCCGGGTCGTCGGACACTACGATGTGCCCCAACGATAACATCCGCCTCTGCTCCGGCGTGCAGCCACCCGGTTTCGCCTTGCCGGGCGCCTTTATCTCGACGAAACACCAGAGCGGACCGGCTATGTGAACGGGCAGGTCGACCATGCCGGGGTCTGAGCCCGACAGATCAGCCCGGTGTTGACCGACGCGCAGGGATTCGAACCCGGCGTAGCCCAACGCCTGCTTCGTCGCCGCAACGACGGCGGCCTCCGGGTTCGTGCGCCGGGCCCTTCCGCCGCGCATCAGCGCAGGTTCATCCCAAACCTTTCGACCGCAGGCGAGACAGATCCAGCCGACGCGAGTCCGGGCCGCAGTTGGCAACCGTAGCGGGCGCATCTCGGCCCCGCAGCATGTCGGCGCGCCGGTGATCATTTCACCTCCTCCGTTTGGGCGAGCCCGTACGCCTCGTAGTTCGGCAGTGGCAGCGGGCCGTCCTGCGGTCGCCAGAGGTGCAGGCAGTACGGGTTGATTCGCGCCTGATTGTGGGACGGGTGATACTGCAAAACCGTTTCGTCCGGCTCCCAGATCGCGTTCCGCACGGCATCCATCTCCAGCCAGGTCGGAGGGCGGTCTCGGAGGCTCACGCTGACGTGGTCCCAGTTACTGCCCAATGAGACGATGATCCCCAGCACCTCCGGCGTCATGCCCATCAGTATCCGTTTCTGCGCCGCGAACCCCGAGTCCGTCCGCTGCAGAATGCGCACGCTGCGAGGGTTGCCCATCAGCTCCCTGATCTCATTGTTCGTCTGGCACTTCCGGAATGACTTCATCGTTCCTCTCCTCCTCCTGCAGAATCGATCCACAATGCCCGAAGAACGCCGCAAACCGCCTGTTCTGCGTTCCTTACTACCCTTCGACCATATCTATTCTCTCCGTGTCACGTAGCGCGAGCATGGGGCATTCGCGCTTGAAGTCACGCCCGCGGCCTGTGTCTCTGCGTCGTTCTCAATGCTTACGGTCTCGACGTTCTGCACCCATGCCTCCCAGTTATCGGCCTCGCCCGAGTAGATCACAGGCGGAATGTGCTCCATGATCCGTATCGCGATCTTGAATGGGTCGACGTCTCCCAAAATGCGGCAATCGGCATTGAAGGTGATTATCATCGTTATCTACCTCGAATGATTTGCAACGCGCGCTACTCAGCAACCTTAGAGTTTCTTAAGGTTCGGGCATACCTCGAATCAGCGAACGTCTCTCGAAGGCGATTATCATCGCTAGCTGATCTCAAATGCAGGGTGTAGGGTGTATGAAGGGAGTACCTATTTTTGCCTTATTTTGAGCTTGTGACTCATATAGTAAAAAACCTAAAAACAGGTACACCCTTCCTACACCCTACACCAACCCAGGATTATCCCTGTCGAGCAATCCGATCCCTTGCCACCGCATTCCATGTTTGCCCCTCACGGAGGAGAAACCGCGCTCAGCGAGCCGGCGGCTGAAGTCCTTGTGGTTCACCGCGCGTTCGCCGCAGATGCGGGCCCATTCGGCGTACGCCGTGTAGAGCTCCGTCGATCCGCAGGTGTACTCGCCCGAGATCACACATCGGTCGTCGAGGAACTCCTTCAACGGGTCCATGTCCTCACGGTAAGCGGACGTCGCCTCGCGGACCTGCGGCGGTGCGCCGAGGCCCTCCCGCTGCCAGCGCAGGCATCCCTCGACCGCCCATGACAGAATGCCGCGCGCCTCGACCTCGAATCGCCGGTCGATCTCGCGCCGGGGAATCAACGCGTCGTCCGGGATGCGCACGGTGAACGGAATCAACGGCAGGCGGTCCCATATCGCCTGGTCGGTGCCGCGTACCCTGGGTTTGTGGTTCGTCGCGAGCCAGATTTTGAAAACCGGCTTGAAATCGAACCACTCGCCATGCAGGAACCGGGCGCTTATCGTGTCGCCCCCTGTCAGGCTCTTTACCATGCTCTCGGCGAGACGTTGACCGTCCTCAGCCTCCGAGGCGTAGACGTACCGGGCCCCGGCGAGCCGGGCAATGTCGTTGGGAATCGTTCCTTGCTGTTTGACCATCAGCGTCGACGTCGGCGTACGGACTGCGTAGGTTCCGACTAGGTTGGCGACAGTTTCGATGAACGTCGTCTTGCCGTTCCTGCCTACGCCGTGCAGGATGAACATCACGCGCTCGTCCGTCAGACCTGTCAGCGAGTAGCCGACGGCGCGTTGAACGTAGGCGCGGGTCTCGGCGTCGGGAATGATCGTCGCGAGGAACTGCTCCCAGTACGGGCACTCCTCGCAGGGGTCGTACTCGACCCCGCAGAGACGCGTCAGGAGCCGCTCAGACTTGTGCGTCAGCAGCTCACCCGTGCGCAGGTCCACCACGCCATTGGCGCAGTTGAGGAGCCACGGGTCGGTGTCGAAATCCTGCATCCGCACCGGTATGCCCGGCTCGGACTGCGCAAGCGCCAGCATCGCGCTACGTTTCGCGTTCGATTCCGAGGAAATGGCGTGTTTGGACAACTCCTCGCGCTCCGACTTGGTCCTGCAGGCCGAGACCTCATCGTGAATGGCCATCACGGTTGCCTTCGCGATCTGCTGGACCCGCGCGTCATCTTGCTCCCAATGCGTGCCGGTCCAGACGTACCATGCCTGCCGGTCGTAGGAGTACCGCAGCTCGTGGCCGTGCCATGCCGCGAGGCGTTCGGCATTGCCCGTGTCCGTCGCCCGGCGTACCTCGGTCTCCTCCGTCTGAACCGGCACCCAAGCCGGCGCCTCCTTAGCCAGTCGAACGAGCTCGGCAAGCGTGCCGCCGGACTCGATCCAATCCGAAACGTCCCCCTTCGGGAGAAGGTTCGGCAGGTGCACGACGCGTACTATCCGCGCCACACCGTACAAGGATCGCGCGACCTCCTGCGCATGTTCCTCGCCTGGCTCGTCGTTGTCGGGCAGGATGATCACGGAGGCCCCGCGCAGGTACTGCGCATACTCGTCCAACCACTTGCCAGCACCGCCAGAGTTGCACGTAGCCACGCAGCCCAATCGCCGAAGGTTGTCGACGTCCTTCTCGCCCTCGACGACGAGCACCGTCTTGCCCTCGCGCGCCCGCGCCACGACCTCCGGCAGGCGGTAGGGGACGCGCTCCACGCCGGTCAGGTTCCATGTCCATCCGCCGTTCGCTGCGGGTCGCCTCTGCTTGAACACTTTCTTGCCGTTGGGGAGAGGCGGGTATCGGAGGACCTGATAGAGGAGTTGGCCGTGTGCGTCGGTGTAGTCGTAGACGACCTGCGGGGGAACGTCATGGCCGTAGTCGTGCTGGGGCGGTTTGTGCCCATTCGTGCTGGGCCGCTCCGCCGGTTTCTCCGGCCAGAGCCCGCGGGCCTGGAGCGCGGCCACCACCGCCTCCTGCGAGCATCCTGCATGGCAATGGACGAGGATTTTTCCATCGCGCTCAGTGACGCTCAAGCTGGGCGATCCGTCGTCGTGCGCCGGACAGTGAACGGACCCGCGGGGGGATCGGCAACTACAACCGGGCCTGTCACACCTGAGAGCATCGCGAATACGGTCGATCTGGACTAGCGAAGGCATCTATACCTCCCTGAAACGCAAAACTGGCCCTGGAGAGAACCTGGTACGCCTGGTTGGCAGTCCCCGCACAGGTCGAGGTCGGCGAATCCAGGCCCTCTCTAGGGCCAGCTATCCTGTGTGTCCTAGCGCTGCCAACGCCTCTGGTTGTCGATCACATTGTAACGCATGGCGGGCCGAATGTCAACGCCGATCTACGCCTCTCCGTCCCATGGCTCGGGCCAATCCGCCCATGCAATGATCGGGAGCTCGAATGGCTCGAAGGAGTCGCTGTACCAGAACCCGTCGATATAGGCCGCGTGAATCACGAACCGGCCCGACTGGTCGCCATGAACAGTCACGAGTTTCATTCCCGGGTTATCCGGTAGCCGATCTGCGCTCCTGTTCCATGTCAGTTCAGGCATCACACTCCCCCGCCTCTCCGTCCCACGGCTCCGGCTGCTCCGCCCACGCCAGCACGCGCGCGGTCAGTCGCTCAAACCCGTCGAGATACCACTGGCCACTGATGTACGCCGCCATCGCGACGAACCGCTGCCCGCGGCGCTCAATTGTCACCAGCACGCGTCCGTGGGTCTCCGGCAGGCATTCGCTGCAGGGGTGCCAAATCCGTTTAGACATCGTCCTCTCCTCCGTTCTCCGCGGCATCGCAGTTCTCCTCGCCCAGGAACGAGATGAACCCGCCGCCGTCCATTCTCACCGTCGCTTCAAACCAGCCGTCTCGAATGGGATCGAAGCGCATCATGGTGATTCTGGTATCGCCTCCTGCATCGTTGTGTTGCCGCCATATTGGGTAGAAATACCACGCGCCGGGCGCATAGGTGAGGGCCACGAGGGACCATGCCGAAGCGTCATCGCCCGCACCCTCATATGCATCGTTTTCCTCTTTCAGCAGGTAGTCCCACACTGGGCCACGCAGACGTCGCACGCCGTCCTGCCCGGCGCGTTCCTGTCCCCTCATAACGAGGGTTATGCGTATCTCACAGGAGATCAGGGCCCTCAATATTCGCGCGGCCTCCTGCAGACTGCTACGCCCGAAGGCGCCATTGTCAGCCCGCGGATACCCCATTGCCGAGCAGAATCGATCGACGTCAAGAGCAATGGACGCATATGACTCTCCTCGGTTTTCGTACCACTGGTCCAGCAATGCATTATGGGCCCTCGCCATTTGCGCGTCCTCCCGTGAACGCGCTATTGAGAGATCATCCAACTCAGACGCCATCATTGCCTCCGTCCTCCTCCTCGGCGTCGCAGTTCTCCTCGCCCAGGAACGAGATGAACCCACCTCTGTCTAGCCTCGCTACCGCCACGGTGTAATCCTCCGCCTCGACGATGCAGACTATCGTGCCCGTCGCTCCATCTGCTCGCCGCCGAATCCTGTCACCGACCCGCATCGTCGTCTATCTCCCGTCCAATGCGGTCGATCTCGTTGTAGTGCCAGTGCATCCATTGATCCGGTTCGAGACAGACATAGACGACTACGCACGGTTCGACGCCATTAGACGTATCCCGCTCAGTCTGAACGACCTGCTTTACGCGGCCCCGTAGCCACGTGCCGCGATGTCGCACGACGTCACCGATCCGTATGTCCGGTTTCATAAGGCGCCTCCCGGTTTGTCCTGCACCTCAACCTCGTCCGTCCACCAGAGCGTCGTCTGGTTTGGCAGGGGTTGCACCGCGAGCACCTCGAACGGCAGGTCCTTCTCGCCGATCCTGCGCGTCTTCCGCATCGCACCGGTAACGCGCCCCAGCAGGCCTGTCGCGACATGTTTCACGGTGCTCCCAATGCGCGCCGTCGTCGGCGTGTTCTCGACGTTCCACGTCGCAGGATCGGCAGGCTCCAGATCATCGGCCCAGACGTCCCATTCACCGCGCCAGGGCATCCCAACGGTCACCATCGTCGCGTCCTCGGCCTGCATTGTGATCGTGTTCGTGACGCGCGGCTCCGTGCGGACTGCCACGACCCTGCCGCGCAGGCCGAGGCGCGTGTGGACCACCAGATCGCCGGGTTTCATGATCGCGCTCCTCGCCTCGCGCCGGTCCACGGCGTCGGTTGGTCGGCCCATGCCGCTACCTGCGCACCTACGCGGCGCCCAGCGTCTAGATACCACTCGCCATCCAGGAGAAACGCGACGACGTTGCAACGCAGTCCGTCCGCATCCTCTGCCGTTGCCAGGACGCGTCTGCCCTCTGGCGGTAGCATGTCCGCCGTCTCCCTCCATTCGACCATGTTCGCCATCGTCTCCTCCTCCTACTCGCGCCTCACAGTGCCCCGTCGAGGTCGGTTGGTACGTCGACACATGGGCGGTTTGTCCTCGTCACCAGCGCGGGTTTTGCCGCTTCCCCCCGGAACGACGCCGCGCTGGCTGCCTACTGCTCTAGGATGGTCGGTCTTTGTCCCTCCTCTCCCCGCGACTCCATTCGCGGCGCGTCATCTCGCCACTTCCAGCGGCGGCAAAAGCTGTTTCAGCGTCGGGGCAATGTCCTGTGGGCGCGTCACGGTCACTGTCACGACCTGCGGGCCGGGATCTGGCTTGCGCGCGAACGCAGTGAGCACCCAGGCGAGGCAGATCATCCCGACGCAGGCGCACAACGCCTTCATGTAAAGACCCGCGACTCGGTACCGGTCAGTCATCGCCCGCCCTCCTTGCCGTTAGCCTCCGGCGCGGCCTCGATCACCTCGCCCGTCGCGGGATCGACGTCACCCTCCAGCACCGCCGGCGTGTAGGTCTCGCCCTCCCCGGCGTCGAGCGAGACGGCCTTGGCCATCTCGACGCTCATCGGCAGGTATTTAGCCAGGCGGCGGACGACCGTCTTGCGCGCCATCTCGGCCCAGTCCGTCTCCCAAGGCCCCGCCGCGCCCGACTTGCTCCGCTTGCGGATTGCCTCGATCTCCGACCGGGTCATCACGTCAAACATCGGCGTGTCCGTCCCGCGCAATTTGGCCACGGCATAGACGTACCTGACCTTCGATGGGTCGCGGTCACCGTCGTAACGCGGGTTATGGACGATCTCCGGATGCGTCCCAAGGCGCACATCGAATTCGTCCCCCTCGTATACCACGAATGCCTGCACGGTCTCGACCTCGCCACTCCGGCGGGCGAGAGTGATCAGCCCCCGGTAGCCCACGATCAACTGGCACTGATCCTTGTAGGGGAGCAGGTAGCATTCGCCCAGCGCGCTCCCGGGGTCCAGCCCCAGCTCGGCGGCCATCATCGCCGAGCGATAGATGCTTACCATCGTGCAGTTGCGCAGGGCCGGCGTCCGCGCGACGCAGTTGAGCACTACCCGCGCGAGACGGTCAGCAGAGACGTGCCGGGCCGCCGCCTGCGCGATGTCGGCCTTGCGCGCCTCCAGATACTGTGCGAGGGTCCGCAGGTCGTTTCCGACCGGCTTGTTGACATTCACCGTCGCCACCGCCGTGTTCGTCACTGTCATCATCCTCTCCTCTCCGTTTTGAATGGCATCAGAAACACTCTCGGGCCATGCTCCGGCGTATGCCTGCGGATGAGCTCCTCGCTTGGGTTCAACTCCATGGCAATCGCCTTCCAGTCCGGCGCGCCCTTGCGATTCCTCCAGGTGAACACCCCGCGAGACGTGCGCAGCGCCTTAGCGAATCCCATCGCCGCCTTGAGACGGGCGGTACACTGCTCCTCGGCCTGCTCCGCGCCTTCGCACGCCGCCCGCGCAGCCTCTAGCCGGGCGACGACCTCCTCCAGCTCGTCATCGGCGTCGATCGCCGGCCCCACGCTCCACGGGTAGAATCTATCCAGCAATCGCCCATCGTTCTCCGTCGGATCGGGCGGCACCCCGCGCCGAACGTTGTAGTCCCAGAACTCGATGGCAGCCGCTTCCATCTGCCGGGCAACGGGAATGTCGTACTCGATCTCGTAGATGCGAACATCGTCGACCCCAAAGAGGGCGATCAAGTACGCCAGGGGCCCCCGCCCGGTGACGTGCATCTGCCAAACGATTTGCAGCCGCTCATGGAGCGGGATAACGTCACTACCGGACGGACCGTACTCGTTCGCGATGTGCGGCGAGTGCGTCTTGATCTCCACCAGACGCTTGTCCCTGACGCGCTCGTAGTCGGGCGACGCGGCAATGAACCGGGCCGGCTCCGGCCAGCGGCAGAACGCGGCATTGCGCAGGACCTCGCCGGTCTCGTCCGTGTAGATGCGGGCCACGTATGGCTCCATCCGCAGACCGCGCAGCATTTGCGCGTTTGGCGGTTCAGACTCGATCTCGCCCGTCTTTTCGAGATAAACCGCTAACGGTGTCTTCCACGGGCTTGCGCCCATAATCGCCACGACGTCCGTCGCGCCCAAGTACGTGCGGCGCTCGCGCAGCCATTCGGCGTGCTGTTCGTCGGTCATCATAGTTCCACCATCGAGATGAGTCTGAGCGCCTCTTCGATATGCAGAACGGCGTCCGACAGGAACGTGCACCGTTCGATGCGTTTCGCCTCAATGTCACCGGCGAGCGTTTGAGCGGTCCTAATCTCGTCGATGTATGCCTGCAGGTCGCGCTCGAACCGTTTCAATCTGAGTATGAGCCGAGCAACGATCTCCAGATCATCGATGCACGCCCATGGATACTGACCGTTATACCGTTCATCGTCTGTCATGTTGTGTGCCAAAGGATTCCCTCCTTGAGCTACGTCAGCAATGCTCGACACCGCCCCCACCATGCGCCTGAGAGCACCGTTCAGATAGGCATCATCGCGTTGGGCAATCGCGGTTTCGCTTGCGCTATAGTTAGCTCGCGTGGACGCCGCGTAGCCTGCGATGAACGCCTTGTGCGCCAATGGCTTCAGCTCGTTAGCGAGACGAGACAGTTCGTCTCTGATTTTCCCGAGTTCGGCGCGATGTTCGTTGGTCATCATTTGATCAGCACCCCCAGCTCCAGGATTGCGTCCTGAATGGAGTCCATCGCCTCCTGAAGGCCCCAGAAATGCCGATGCAGCTCATCGCTCATCTGGCCGGGATGTTCCGAGGAGAGCGTCTGGCTGAAGGCATCGTTCACCTCGTCGACGTACGGCCTCAGCTCCACCGCGATCTCGTGGAGTCTGACCATGAGCAGGGCGATTGCATGGCGCGTCCTCTCGTCGGTCATAGCTCGCCTCGCTTTCGCGCGTGCATCTCGGCGATCATGTGCAGCCGCATGGCCTCTGCCGGGGTGAGAACGTGCACGCCGCGATTGCAGTGCGCGCAGCGATACTCGTAGAGGCCAATGCGAGGGAAGGCCTCGACGTGGCGGCACAGTTTGCCCGGCGTGTCGGCCCAAAGCGGGCACTGCACCTCGCGCGGCGGCTCGGGCAGCCATGCGTTGTCTGGAGCGCTCATACCAGTCCCTCCCGCTCAGCGGCCTCGCGCAGGGCCAGACGCACGGCATCTGCGACGCTCACGCCGCGCCGCTCGGCCTGCTCCCGCGCCAGCCTGCGCGCCTCGGGGTCGAGTAAGTCGAGCAGAGGATCGGCCTTCTTGCGCAGGTGCCGTGTGGTCAGTGCGTTGAACGTCCGCCACTCCTCCGGCCTGCAGTTGGGGCAAGGAACCGGATCACCCCACGCGCCATCGACGCCCTTGCCATTGCAGATGGCGCAGGTCGGGGCCCCTCCCAGCAGCCGCGAGTTCTTCGCGATCTGCTCCGGCGTCGCCCCCGCTGCATCCGCCTCGGCGATTAGGATGCAGGTATAGCAGATGCCGTTCGGCTCCAACGCCGTTTCGAACCCGCAGCTGACACACCGGTAGAGTTGTGGTACACTGTGTTTGTCCATCCTCATCTCCTCCAGGGCTCGCTCGGCTCGATCCGGGCGGGCCCTCCTCTCATCGAGCAGCAGCGGCAGCAGTTTGCTCCTGCTCGTCGATCTCTGCAAGCGTCCTGCCCAGTTTGTCCAGCGCGATCTCCTTGCATATCCGCGCGAGTTCGTCGCAGCACGGCTTTTCTGGTACGACCGCCTCCCTCTCAATCGCCGACAGGAGCGACCATCGAACGCCTGCGCGTCGGCAGAGCTCGGCCTGTGTCACCTCCAGGGCCCTCCGCCTCGCTCTCAGCTCCCGTCCCGTCATGGTTCATCACCTCCACGACTATGATACTGTGGCGACGCGTAGTTGTCAATAGGTTCCGACAGTTTTTTTCTGGACGTGGCCAACGCCTGCCCGGTTTCCTGAGCGTAAACTACGCACGAGCGCGCTCGCCGAGGCCGAAAAAAACTTGAGATTTTTGCCGCTCCCTATTGACAGCGTAGATACAACGTGGTATAGTATGGTCGTAGTGAGGAACCGATAAGCCGCCACCCACCAAGGGGCGCACGGAACCGGAGAGAACAATGATCACCATCACCCAGACCAACGGAAACGGCCGGAACATGATCCGCGGGTGTCGCGTCACCATCCGCCGAGATGGCGAGCTCATCGACCAATTCGTGGTGCCCGTCATGTGGCACGGTGTCGACTACTGCAAGGCGCATCCGACCGGTCGGTATGGCCAGCGGTTCTATGACGCTCTGGAGGCCGCGGTCCAGGAGTTCAACGTCTAATCTGCCGAAACCGGCCTCCAGGCCGGTCCACGGGGAGGCGGTTCCCCCCATGCTGATGAGGCAAACCCCGCACAAGACGCTACCGTGACCGGAGCGCAGCGGAGGAGAAGGACGATGCGATACACAGTTGAGAACACGTTCCACCACACGCAGGCGACGTTTGTGGAGCGCCCAGACGGTACGATCAGCGCGCGCACCATGCGCCGGGTCCAGCGCGCTCTCTGCCCTAGCCCGACCTGCCTCTGCGACACTTCCCCGGCGAGCGGATATGACGTGGAGTGGTTGAGCGGCTTCGAGCCAGTGTACGACGGGCCGCGGATCGTGGCATACAAGGTCTGGCATGGCGACCCCAACTATATCGACTGACGTACAAGCCGCGCCCGCCCGGCAATAGGCGGGCCCCTACATCGCGTAAGCCGTCACCGACCCGGGACGCAGCGGAGGAGCAGGACGAAATGACACGTGAACAGGTATGGCAGGAGATGCCGATCGACCTCGCCAACGCGGCGCTTCGCATTGCCCGCGCCTACGAGCATGGGTGGGCGCGTTCCAGCGTGGTGCCGCAGGGTGAGGCATACTGGGATTTTGATGATCAGCGCCCCACGCTGGAGGAGATCGAAGAGGCGACGCCTGAGGGCGCGATGGGCAAGGGGATAACTGGGCCGTCGATCGACTTCACGGGAGGCCGTTTCCATGTGCAGCACACGACGCTTACCGGGCGGACGATGATCGACGTGTCCCTGGGACCTGG